CTCAGATGCAAAGATTGATTTAATTGATGCAGTTATACAACCTTACATTTTAAAATTTACTCAAGAAGAGTCAGGCTTTGAATCAAAGGTAAACGAACACGTGATCTATTACCCTACACTTTGCCGTAACTTAATCGAACGTTTGGAGAAAGATTTAATCATTGAAGGTAAAGAAAACGTAATATTAGCAGATACAGGAGCAAAGTTAATGCAGAAGTCTCATCAATTAGAAGGAGGAACTATTAAGTTTGAGAATGGAAAAAGCATGATATTAAACACACGTAAAGCAGAGTTCATACGTGATTACTTTGAAGGTAAAAAGTTAGCTATTTTATATTATTACATTGAAGAGCTAAATTTGTTAAAGTTAATATTCCCTAATTCAACTAATGATATTGAAGAATTTAACAGAACCGACAAACATTTTATAGGTCAGTGTTATTCATGTAGCATGGGTATTAATCTAAGTGCTGCGCATTCACTGATTTTTTACTCGTTTGGATATAGTGGCACACACTTCTTGCAAGCTCGTGACCGCATGACTGTAAAAGAAAGACCCATTAACGATGTATACTTTGTTTATGGCAAAGGATCACTAAGCGAAAAAATACATAAGACCGTTTCACAGAAAAAGAATTTCACTTTAAAAATGTATGAGCGAACAAAGGATTCAAAGTAGTTGTATAAAACATGCTAAGGCAAAAGGCTGGATTTGTTGTAAGATAATTAAATGTTCAATAAATGGCTGGCCTGACCTTTGCATGTACAAAGACGGTAAAACAATCTTTGTTGAGTTTAAATCGTTGATAGGCAAACAATCAGCGTTGCAAGTGTACCAACAAAAACAACTTGAAGCGCATGGTTTCAAATATTATTTGATAAATAATTTAAAAAACTTTCAAGAAATGTTGCAGATTAATAATTAATGTTTATATTTGTTGTATAATTCTTTGACGTACTAATAAAACAAGTTGAGCCTTTGGGCTTATTACTAACTATAAAACACACACACATGAAAACTAACCTTAGAAAATTAGCATTGATACTTAAAAAGGTCGATGCTTCAAAGTTCTTTTCAATTAGCATTTATAACGGGTCGATAGTACTCGGAGCATTTGAACAAGATGTATTAATCGACGACTTAAAAATTAATTGGGATTCGATTGAATACGATTTAGAAATGACAATCTTTAAGAAAAACAATGTTAAACTATTTGTATCATGAAAATAAAACACAGGATAACAGGAAAAACGTTATTGGAAATTGAATCTTTGATAGATGCTGACTTGATGGGTGCTGACTTGAGAGGTGCTAACTTGATGGGTGCTAACTTGACAGATGCTGACTTGAGAGGTGCTGACTTGAGAGGTGCTAACTTGAGAGGTGCTAACTTGATGGGTGCTAACTTGAGAGGTGCTAACTTGATGGGTACTAACTTGCCTATTTTTTGCAAATGGGTACATAGCATCCATGAAGATAAAATAAGAATAGGCTGTCAAGTTAAAACAATTGAAGAATGGGATTTATTTTTTAATTCTGATGAAGTTTTTGAAACCGAAAGAAACACCGATGATTTTAAACGTATAGAAGCAGTTTACAATGCTTGCAAACATTACTTAATAACACTACAAAAATGAAAAATTTAATTAAAATACAGGCAGAGTTGAAATGTCCAAAAGGTTCATTCAACGCATTTGGAAAGTACAAGTATAGAAGTGCTGAACAAATATTAGAGGCTTTAAAACCTTTACTTAACAAATATGATTCATTATTGTTAATGTCAGATTCAATAGTTGAGATAGGTAATAAGTTATTCTTAAAGGCGACCGCTTATTTAACCGTTCAAGACCAAACAGTAGAAGTAAATGGTTACGCTGAAATGGGAGAACATAAAGGTATGAGTTCTGAACAGACAACAGGGACGGCATCAAGTTATGCACGAAAGTATGCTTTGAATGGTTTATTCTTAATCGATGAAACAGAAAGCGATCCTGACTCGAAAGCACCAACACCGAAACGCAAAGAGACAATCACAGACGAACGTTTACACGCTGCACTTGAAAAGATTAAGAAAGGAGAGTACACGATGGAGAAACTAAAAGAGAAATTTGAATTAACCGCAAAACAATTAGAGCTATGTTAAAAATTATGAGTAACGAGGTAAAAGAACAGCGAGCGCAAAGACTTTTGAATGTGTTAAAAAACGTACATGATAAAACAAAAGATGATTTTGTACAGATATACATTTCAAAAAAACATAACGTATCTCAGCAAACTGAGCTAAAAATAAGAAGTGAATTTTTGCAACACAAAAGAGATGGTAAAAAACATCTTTACAAGTGGAAAAGCATTAAGCCAAACATACATATGGCTCGTAAATTGTACGATTTTTTATATAAACAAGGTCAATCAAAAAACAAGAACCAAATTTATCAAAAGCCAAATGAAGTTAAACAAGAAACCTTAAAAAAAGAAATCAGTTTGTTTTGGGGTTTAATTAAAATCAAATACTAATGTTAATCAGATGCAGTTCACTACCGAAGATAATGACGGCGTCCCGCACTAAAGGGGCGCTATCAGAGACCGCAAAAAGCTACATTAAGTCAATTGCTAAACAAGACTACTTCGGTTACACTACTGAGTTAAATAATAAGTATGTGACTAAGGGAATACAATGCGAGGAGCAATCGATTGAACTACTTAACGATGTTCTATTCACTAACTACGAAAAGAACGAAGTACGTAAGTCTACTAATATTTTAACAGGAGAATGCGACATCTACACACCAGAGTTAATAATCGACATTAAAACCTCATGGAGCTTTGATACATTCCCTGCAACACCAAGCGATATTAACATTAAAGATTATGAGTATCAATTACGGGGTTATATGTATCTTTACAATGTAGAACGCGCTGCACTTGCTTATTGTATGGTCAACACACCAAGCGACTTAATCGGATACGAAAGCGAAGATTTACACCGTGTGCGAGATACACCGATTCAAAGCCTTGTAACGATGTTAACCATTGAACGTGACTTAGAACTTGAACAGGAAATGTTAGAACGTTCAGCGGCAGCAATTGAATATTATAAACAATACATAAATCAAATCAATGAAAAGAAGTATAGTTGACTTTAGCGACATACCTATCGATGAGATAAGGATGCGGTTAAAGTACCAAAAGAAAAAGTATAATGTAACAGAATGTGTAAAGGAAGCATTTAAAATAGCAAATAATAAAATAAAAGAAGATGAGCAAAAATGATTTAAAATTTAACGGAAAAATCACAAACATTTTAGAAGTGGTTGAAGTAGGAGCAGACAAAAAAATAGAGTTTGTAGTGACTGAAACAAATGGTCAATACCCTCAATCAGTGAAGTTTGGAATCTTTGGTACTGAGAAAGTAGATAAGTTCTTGCAGTATAACAAAGTTGACCAAGAAGTTGAAGTGTTATTTAACTTTAAAACCAATGAGTGGCAGGGTAAGTATTTCACGAACAATGAGGCGTGGAGAGTTAACAAAGTTCAATCAGAAGAAACACCTTTTTAACATGAAAAAGAAAGTAACCAGCCTCAGCGATTTGACTGAGGCTAAACGCCAGCAGGCAATCGAATATTACAAACACATAGCTCATGCAACAATGCTTTGTCAATCTGCTTTGCATTCCTTAGATGATGTGTCGGATAATATGTTTCACAAACGAGAAATAAAGCAAACAATAAATGCTTTTATTACAGGAGTTGAAAGATTCGCATCTACCTTTGTAGAAAACAACAACGAAACAATGGCGCAGACCTATTCCAATGTTATCAAACAAATTGATGAGTTTAAAGAAAATATTAATATCGAGATACAATGACAGCGAAAGAGAAATCAAGGGAGTTAGTAGATAAGTTTCTGTGTATAGAAGACAATGAAGATTTATTTTGCGATGAATGTGGAATGAGTGAAAAAGCTGCTAAATTATGCGCATTAATTGCAGTTGATGAGATATTAAACACAAACACATTACAAGATAGAAGTTGTGGATTTATACCATTATGTGAGAAACACACAAAGTATTGGCAAGAAGTAAAAAAAGAATTACAAAATGTATAGAGAGCAAGCAGAAAAATATTACAAAGGTCACAAGAACTACAAAAAAGCTTTAGCAGCAGGCATAGCAATGGATAACGCTTTAAAGCTTGAGTATACCAAAGGTGGTCACACAAATACACACTTTATGTTAAATAATTACTTAAAGTATTTTAGTTACGAAAAATTACCGAACACATGAAAAAGGACAACAAGAACCGCAACCGTTGGGTGATAGCGATAGCATTCGACATCGATAGGTGGAAGCGCAGAGAGAATAGAAAAGGAGTAATTAACGTAGGGCGCATGATTTGCAAAGCATATTATAATAAATACGATGACAACAATTAAAGAACAAATAGAAGAGTTAAAAGGGATGTTAACGGGTGACCTCTTTCAGGACGGGGATTTGATGCAGAAGATATACGAGTTGAAGAAACAACTTAACCCTGAGATTGAAACTAACCCTGAGTTAGATAACGATGATTTGGAAGAGTGCCTGTATTGTGGAAGTTAATTAAATAGTATTATGAAAGTAGAGTTATTAGATGTATTCGGGTCGGACGTTACGGTGTGTGACGTTGCCCGTGTAAGTTTTGACAAAAGAGCAGAACATTACACAACAGAACAAAACAATAGTTTATTGTCTTATTTGGCACGACACAGCCACTGGTCACCTTTTAGCCATCCCAAGGTTGTTTTTAGGTTGCAAGTTCCAATCTATGTTGAACGTCAATTAATCAAAACGCAGATAGGAGTTGAATACAATTCAATTAGTGGTCGGTACGTTGACTTCAGTGATACCTATACACTTATAAACGAATGGCGAACACAAAGCAAAGATAGCAAACAAGGCAGTGCAGAACCTTTGGACATGTACGGCCAGGAGGCTTGTAACGTTATCGAATATGAAGTAAAAGAGTTTTGTCAGAATGCCTATAAGAAGCTAATTGATTTAGGGGTATCAAAAGAACAAGCACGAACTATCCTACCTTTGAATCTTAACACAACAATGATTTGGACAGGATCGTTATACGCATTCATCAGACTATGTAAGCAAAGGTTGAAGTCAGATGCTCAAGCAGAAACACGTGAAATTGTTGCGGAAATGTTACGACAATTAAAAGAAAATGGTAACTTTGCAGAGTCATTAAAGGTATTTGATTTATGAACGAGTATTACATATCCTACGGTCACGTGGAAGGAAGGAGAGTTAAAGCGAACGCAGGCTTAGAAGAATTAGTTTTAGGAATACATAGCGAATCTAATGCTGGAAGTTGGGTAGAGTTTATAAGTTTTTTAGATAAAACCTTCTATGTTAAAGCAAGCGAAATTTATAGTATAGAACAGATATGAAACTAAGATGCATTGAAAAACACTTTGCCAATGTAACCTATGGTAAAGTTTACGACGTAGTAAAGCAAGATAAGAGTTACACGTGGATAGTTAACGACAAAGGAGATGAGCAACAATTTGATACAGTTGAATTATACTTTGAAGTAGTAACCGACAACGCTCCGAGCTATTACAACAACGATAACGGAAGCTTGTACTTATTTGCACACCAACATGGACTAAACGCATGGGAGGGAGATATTATCAAAAGAGTGGTAAGATGCAGGAAGAAAGGTAACTTTGTTCAAGACCTTGAAAAGACAAAATTTTTAATTGATTTATATTTGAAAGAATGGAAAGAGAAATAATCAACTGGGCAAAGGCTCGTAACTTAGACAACCCAGACAATAAGTTTCAACAACTTGCAAAGGTAATGGAGGAAGTAGGAGAGACATCAGCAGCAATACTAAAGAAAGATATAGCAGCTACAATAGATGGATTAGGTGATACTTACATCACTTTAGTGATATTGGCTAATCAAATGGGATACTCACTTGAAGATTGTGCTAAACGTGCCTTTAAAGTTATTGAATATCGAAAAGGAAAAACAATTAACGGTACGTTTATTAAAGAATAATTTGTATATTTGCATATCATATAATTAGTTTTAAACCCTTACATCAATTGGTGTAGGGGTTTTTTCGTTATCTTTAACCCCATGAATCTAATAGAAATAGCACAGCACCACGACGAATGGGTGCGCATCGTTAAGCGGTTCGGAGCAAAGACCGAAGCGGAAGACATTGTCCAAGATATGTACATTCGCTTTCACAAATACGGCAAAGGCCAAGTGATCACCAAGTCATTCATTTGGATCATGCTTCGTAACATCTTTTTTGACTACTGCAAACGAGAAATTTCAATGGTTGACATTGACCTCATGGTTGACCTATCAGAAGACGAAAACAACAAAACATATGAGATAGAGTTATACTATCAGAGCGTCGAAGAACAAATAAAAACATGGGAGTGGTTCGACCAACAATTATTTTTATTATATTTGCGAAGCGGTAAAAGTATGCGTGAACTAGAAAAGGAAACTAAGATATCTTTGACCTCGATTTTTCACACAATAAAAAAATGTAAAAGAAAACTTAAAATATGGCAAAAAGAGTATCAAAAGGATTTGGTGATACAGTAGCTAAATTCACAGAAGCAACAGGAATAGATAAGCTTGTTAACTTCATTGCTGGGGATGATTGTAATTGTAAAGAACGCCAGGAGAAACTTAACAAAATGTTTCCTTACAAGACACCTGAATGTCTTACAGAAGTAGAACACGAACAACTAACTTTTTTACTTCCTAAAATGACCGTAAGAGTTAGACCTTCAGAACAATTACAATTTCTAAAGGTGTACAATAGAGTATTTAAAACGAATGAGCAACCAACTTCATGCGCTTCTTGTTTGAACGACATGCTACGTAAGATGAAGCAAGTGTACAATGCTTATGAAGATAAAGGAGCTTTATTAGGGTAGTTGATTAACCAAGATTTTTTTCAAGATGGCAAACGGACACGGTGGTGCGAGACCAAACTCAGGAAACAAAACAAAGCAAGACTTTGAAAAGACAAATAATATATTCATAGCCGCTATAAAACAAGTTAAAGATGTTAATACAGACGATGAAGCTCGCATTGAATTAGCAAAAGATTTGTTAACGTTTGAACGTGGTAAGATATTTGTTTCTGAACATATCTTTGGTAAAGCAACAGAAAGGATTGAATCTGATGTAAATGTTACAGGGATGAATCTAAAAGATATAATTAGTTTTGGTAGTACTGAATCCGAAATATAAAGCATTTGCAAATGATAGTAGGTATTTCATTGTTACAGGTGGTCGGGGTAGTGGTAAGTCATATTCTATTAATTTACTTTTACTACTACTCACATACGAAACCAACCATGTTATCTTATTCACTCGTTATACCCTCACTTCTGCTCACGTCTCTATTATACCTGAGTTTATTGATAAGGTTGATATTTTAGGTAAGAACTCAGATTTTCATATTACCAAGGATGAAATAATTAATCTAAGAACAGGGAGTAAGATATTATTCAAAGGTATAAAAACATCGAGCGGAACTCAGACTGCTAACTTAAAATCATTAGCTGGTGTTACTACATGGGTACTTGATGAAGCTGAAGAGTTAACCGATGAAGATGTATTTGACAAAATAGATTATTCTATTCGACATAAAGAAAAACAAAATAGGGTAATACTTATTCTTAACCCTGCTACTAAAGAACATTTCATTTATCAAAAGTTTTTCGAGAGTAAAGGAGTTGAGGCTGGAGTCAATACAGTTAAAGGCGATACAACGTATATCCACACAACATATAAGGACAATATATCAAACTTATCTGAAAGTTTCTTAAATCAAATAAAAACGATAAAAGAAAGACGTCCAGAGAAGTATAAACATACAATACTCGGCGGTTGGTTAGATAAAGCGGAGGGTGTTATATATAACAATTGGAAGATAGGACCATTCAATAATGATAACGGGTCAGTATTCGGTCAAGATTACGGATTCAGTAACGACCCTACAACACTTGTAGAAACGTCAATAGACAAAACACATAAGATTATTTATTGTAAACTGCATATTTATCAGACCAATTTAGTAACATCAGAGCTTGCAAGGTTAAACAATCACTTCGCAAAAGGCGGTTTAATCATTGGAGATAATGCAGAGCCAAGGCTTATAACAGAATTAAAGCATCAAGGGAATAATGTAGTACCATGTGTTAAACATAAAATAACGGAGGGTATAGAAATGATTAGAGATTATGAACTAATTATTGATGAAAATTCCGTAGATTTGATAAAAGAATTAAATAATTATTGCTGGTTAGAACGTAAGAGTGAAACACCAATAGACAAATATAACCACGCATTAGATGCGTTACGTTATGCAGTTAGTTATCAGTTAAGTAACCCAAACAAAGGTAAATATGGAATTAGGTGAGAAAATGTTAAGAGAAAAAGACTCTATGTTTGTATGGCAAGTGTATGAAGGAGACATTTATAACAGCAAAACCGCATTAAAAAATATTGAAGATTTAATAATTCATTTAAATAACCTTAAAGAAAAGGGGTTTACTCATGTTAACACTGAAATTATAGGGATTAGGTTTTTAACTAAAAGCGAAGTATTATTGGAAGAAATAGAATATTTGAATAATAGAGTTGAACAATTAAAAAAAGAATTAGATGGAATCAGGTAAAAGTTTAAGACAAATGATTAATGAGAGCAGTGCAAAGGTTGCCGATGCTTACAAGGATGAATACGGAGATAATTGGAAGTTCCAATGCGTGGAGTCAATTGATAACGAAGTAGCGAAAGCTGAAGCAACTTTGAAGTATTGGAAGGGTGTTAAATCGAAAGTAATGCAAGTGAGATAACGAATTGTTAAGACCAACAAAACGATGAAAGTAGAAATAACATTTAAACATTACGATAATTCATGCGCTGATGGTTGTTGTGTTGATTACGGAACAGTAACAGAAGTAAATGGGGAAGAAGTAGAATCTTATAGTCAAAATATTGATACAATTCTTAAAGGTGTTCTTGAAAAGTTAGGTTACAATGTTACAATAGAAAATATTTATGAAGATTGAAATTGAAATACCTTCCACCCTATCTGAAATAAGTTTAGATAGGTATCAAAAGTACATGCTTACTCTTAACAACTCAGATGACAAAGAGTTTGTATTTCAGAAAATGATTGAAATCTTTTGCGGTCTTGAATTGAAGGAAGTTGTTAAAATGAAAGCATCAACCGTTATAGAATTGGTGCAACATTTCAATAAGATATTCAACGAAAAGACAGCCTTCAAACATAGATTCAAATTGAATGGGGTTGAGTTTGGATTCATTCCCGACCTTGAAGAAATATCCTGGGGGGAGTACATCGACATAGAGGCTAACATTGGGGACTTTCAAAATATACACAAAGCTTTAGCAGTAATGTACAGACCGATTGTAAAAGACGTTAAAGGAAAATATGAAATAGAACCTTACAAGGGCGATTTAAGTTACTCAGAGGTTCTAAGATACGCACCGTTGGATGTTGTGTTACCTGCATCGGTTTTTTTTTGGACTTTAGGAATCGAATTAATAAGCAGTACTCTGTCCTCTTTGGAGAAAATGAAGAACAAAACCCGTATAGCGAGAATGTTCAGTTCAGCAAACAATGGGGATGGTATAGTTCAATCTATCACGTTGCTCAAGGAGACATTAGAAGATTTGACGAAGTTACAGCGCTGGGACTTCATCAGTGCCTAACTTTTTTAACGTTCGAACAACAAAAAAGTAGAATCGAAGTTAATCAATTAAAGAAGTCACATGAAAAACTACTATAACCTATCTACTTTATTACACGATAGTATACTTGCTGACCCATTAGTGAATAGAGTAACTAAGGGAAGTTTGGATAAGATTACGAATGCTAAACAGGATATGTACCCACTGTGCCACATAATCTTTAACGATGTAGCATTTAGAGGCAATACAACGGTATATAACATATCATTGGTTATGATGAGTATAGTTGACATTAGCAAAGACGATGTAGTTGATATATTCAAGGGTAACGATAATGAGGACGATGTTTTAAATACTACTTTAAGTATACTTAACAGGATATTTGAGAGGGTTCGACGTGGTGATATTAGTGATTTAGGGTATGAAGTGTTAGACGACACAGCAAGTTGTGAACCTTTTGTGGATAGGTTTACCGATGCGGTTGCGGGTTGGACTATGACCTTTGACATATTAGCACCTAACGAAATGACTATATGTTAGCAGATTTAAGGGAGTCGGGTTTACAGGAGGCGTTGGATAAATTCAAGTCTTCCGTAATTAAGCAAGCACGCACAAATTTAACGAAAGGACGCGCGCCGTTTGGCTCGCACAACAACACACGAAAGCTTTACAACTCTTTGAAGGGTCAAGCAAAGGTTTATGCTAAGGGATATTCGTTAAGCTTTGAGATGGAGGAGTATGGATTTTATCAAGACAAAGGGGTTAAGGGTAAACGGTCAAGCTCAAGAGCACCGAACTCACCTTATAAGTTTGGAAGTGGCAAAGGTGCAAAGGGAGGATTAACAGAGGGAATACAACTATGGGTTAAGGCGCGTAAATTTCAGTTCAGACAACGTGACCCAGAAACAAAGAAGTCAACAGGTAAATTTTTATCGTACGAATCAACAGCATGGATAATTACACGTTCAATCTACGCAAAAGGGTTAAGACCTACTTTGTTTTTTACCAAGCCATTCGAGGCAGCTTACAAACGTTTACCTCAAGAATTAGTCAACGATTTGAAAATAGATTTAGAAAAGATATTTAACTACTCAATTAAACAACCGAAATGATTAGAGCAAGGTCACCGTATATTATTAGTATCAATGAAACAAGCCAAGTTAGTACACGAATAGAGTTATTTATAAGTGCAACGACGTTTAGTGGCACACCACAATATAACTTAAGTAAGGCAATTCCCGCATCGAACGCCCCAACAACTTACTATGATATTGCACCTTATATACGTGAGTACTTTGACCATAATTATTATTCAAACATCACATCGTTAACATCTACTTATCTTAGTATTCAAAAACTAAATGTAAGAATAAAGAGATATAAGACTGTTGGAGCTACTGAGTCATTGATTGATACAATAGACGAAATAGCAACGGATGGATATTCAGAGTTTTCAGATGGTACAAACTATAATGGTGGTGATTACTTATTGGACGAAAAAACATACTACTATCATAGTGGGTCAAACGCTGGATTTATATTGGCACGTGTTCAAACAGGGGATAAGGTAAGATGGACAGACCCAGAAGGTGTGACTTATTTAAGTTCATCGCTAACTCAAGGTTTCTATTATTTCCCTCGTGCGTATAACAGTAGGTTTACAGAGCAATGGTTAACACAAATAATTGATTCGGGTAGTTCAGTTCAAGCTACGTGGACATTCAAGCCTGTTGAAGAGTGTTTGTATACACCCGTTAAAGTTGACTTCATAAATAAGTACGGGGCTTTTCAAAGAGAGTTTTTCTTTAAAGCTTCGAACGATAATATCGAGGTGACAAATAAGGATTATAACTTAATGCAACCGTATGATTATAGTTTGACGGGTGGACAACGTACGACGTACAATCAAAACGGTATACAAAGTATTAAGGTCAATTCAGGATGGGTTGAAGAGGATTTTAAGGACAACTTAAAGCAATTGATGTTAAGTGAAAAAGTGTTGGTAAATGAAAAGCCTGCTATCCTTAAAACAAAGTCGATTGAACTAAACAAGTCGATTAACACAAAACAAATAAATTATAGTTTAGAGTTTGAATTTGCTTATGATTTAATTAATAGCATTGTATAGATGAGAAAAGTAGACGTATATATTGAAGTGATCGCGGATTCAAATAACTATGAAAAGTTAGAGTTATTCAATGATGAGGAAATACAAATAAATAGTTCGATACAAAACGTACAGGATTTAGCAAAGGTGTACACTGACTTTACGCAATCGTTTACTATTCCTGCTTCACCGCATAACAATAGGTTGTTTGAACACTTTTATCAATCTGACGTGGATGCAAATGACAATCCTAACATAAGACGAAATGCATTTATCGAGATAGGTACGATTCCATTTAGGAGTGGTAAAATATCAATCGAAAGTTCTAACGTTGTAAAGGGACGTGTTGAAAGCTATTCAATAACTTTTTACGGCGATTTAACGAGCTTAAAAGATAAGTTCGGGGATGATACATTGAAGGATTTAAATTTAAGTTCATATGGTCATACTTATAATGGTTCAGAAGTAAGAACACGGTTGACATCTGCAACAAGTTATGATATTCGTTACCCGTTGATTTCATCGAGTAGACTTTGGAGTTATGGTGATGGTTCAAATACGGATATAAGCAACACAAATTATCCTATTGTTTACGATGAATTATTTCCATCTTTACGTGTTAAGAAAATATTTGAAACAATACAATCAAAGTATGGTGTAACGTTTAACTCTAATTTCTTCAATCAGAAGTTATTTACAGAATTATTCTTATTGCTTAAAAATAAAAAGTCATTTAAAGAAGTTTTCTCAGTTGAGTTAGATTTTATTAGTGGGACTCAAGTAAGTAGTACGGCAACTTACAATTTAACCAATAATACAATGGTAAAGGTTTCGGGACAGTTCACTATTAAAATAACTCATTCAACAGTTGAAAGGTATTTTTTAGATGTTTATTTGGATGGTAAATTTGTAAATACATTTGCTGCATACACATCAGTAGGCACAGGAGGTGTTCCCGACCAATTCCCATTGGCAAATAGCACAGGAAATTATACATTTAGATTACGTTCAAACGTTCCGTTAACAAGCGCATCGCCTTTAATTGTAGTCTTAGGAGGCGGAAGTATTTCCACAAATACATATATAACGTGCGCTAATGTTACAACTACAAATTTTTTAAATCCAACTGACCATGTACCTGACATTAAGATAGCTGATTTTTTAAGTGGAATATTTAAAATGTTTAATCTAACATGTTATGCTACTTCGGTAGGTAACTTTCAAGTTGAACCTTTGGATGATTGGTACACAAAAGGAGCGGTTATTGATGTTACTGAATATATAGACACAGACGAAATAACAATAGAACGCCACAAGCTTTACAAAGAAATATCTTTTAATTACGAGAAGTCAGAAAGTTTTATCAATAAAGAATATGATTCAAGATTTGCGCGTGAATTTGGAAGTGTAAAAGAATCGTTTCCAAATTATGATGGTGGTGAATATAAAATAGATGTTCCATTTGAAAATATATCGTTTACAAAAGAAGATATAACAAACGCTTTAGAGCCTCCAAGGGCTTTTATATTAGATACAATAAACTCAGTTGAAAGCTATGACAATAAGCCTATACTTTTGTATTTAGATGCTTTAAAAACAGGTGTTGCTTTTTGGTTTAGTACAGGTGATACGGTAACACAAAGGACTCAATATATGCCTTTGACAAATCAGTTGACATATAACAATGCTTTATATTCTAATCACTTTTCAGTAGAGGGTAGTGCGTTTAATGGAACATCAATAAACAATTCATTATATTTAAATTATTACGATAGCTATTTAAAAAACCTATACAACCAAAAGAACAGATTAACCAACGTTAAAGCATTATTCCCTATTTCATTGCTTACAAGCTTAAAGCTAAACGACAGGTTAATTATTCGTGACAAACGTTATATCATTAATGAGATGAAAGTTAACCTTACGACTGGTGACGTTGATCTATCTTTGATTAATGATTTTAGAGCAGTATCGAATATTAACATCCCTGTTCAAAGTGCTTTGGGTGGTATTATTGAAGTGCCGATAATTGTTCCGAATGGAGCTACTGAAACATCTATTACATTTGACGACCCTACTTACACTGGTGTTACTTTTATTTCGACAGAAAACGAGCTGTTAAGTTTTATAGTTAGTGCAAACACAACAGGATTACCAATTAGCAAAAACTTTTTACGTGACGGACAACTTTACACAACAATTTATCAAGATGCTTAATACAATTATACAACTATTGAAGTCGAATGACTTTTACGGACAAAGCGAGATTATCGACATCGCTAAAGGAAAATATAAACTTACAACTTCTGTACGTGAAAGCTACAAACAAGCGAAAAGAGAGTTATACTTAAAACAAGCTGAAAGATGGCAGAGAAAAAAATAATTGAATTAGAGGTTAAAAACAATTTAGGTTCGCTTAAATCACAGCTTAGAGAGGCGCAAGCTGAAGTAGCAAAGTTGTCGGAACAGTTTGGTGTAACTTCTAAAGAGGCAGCTAATGCAGCACGTAGAGCAGCGGAACTAAAAGACCAAATAGAAGATGCGAAAGCCTTAACGGATGCGTTTAATCCTGATGCTAAATTTAAAGCTTTATCTTCTACATTAGGAGGTGTTGCAAGTGGTTTTGCTGCCTATCAAGGGGCTTTGGGTTTGATTGGTGTTGAAAGCAAAGAAGTTGAAGCGCAACTTTTAAAAGTTCAAAGCGCAATGGCTTTAGCTGAAGGATTACAATCTTTAGGAGGTTTAAAAGATTCAATGATTGCTTTGGCATCTGTTGTTAAAAACCAAGTTGTCACAGCATTTGCAACGTTAAAAGGTGCAATGATGGCTACGGGTATTGGTTTAGTTATTGCAGCTATTGGTACTGCTATTTATTTAATGGATCAGTACAACGATGAAATAGAAGATAATATCCAAAAGCAAAAAAGATTAAATGAAGAAAATAAAAAATATGCTGAACAATTAGGTCAAGTTGCTGAGGCAAGACAAAAGGAACGTAACGCATCAAAAGGTGGTTTAAATGATAAGGAGAGAGAGTTACAATTATTAAGAGCAAGAGGTGCAAGTGAGCAAGATATTTACAAAAAAGAAAAAGAAATAATAAATAAAAGAATATTTGACCAAAATGTTTTGTTAAACACTTTTATTGGAAATAATGCTGCTGAAAGGCAAAAAAGATTAGAAGCTCAAGAGAATTTAAAAAATTTATATGCTGAGTCTAAGTCTTTAGATGCGTCTTACAATAGACAATTAAGAGAGAACCAACAAGAAACAATAAAAAATGCACAAGAACAAAGAGAAAAAGCAAACGAAAAAAGATTACAAGCTGAAAAGGATTTCTATGACAATAAAGCAAAGATGCTTGAAGAAGCTGAAAATATAAGGTTAAAACCTATAAATGTTGAAAATCAGTTAAAAAAAGAAAGAGAAAGAGAGCAAAGAAAAAAAGATTTAATAATACAAATAAACAAAGAAACAAACGAAGAGTTAGTAAAAGATTTAAATAAAAGAATAGAAAAAGAAGAACAACTTGAGCAACAAGCCAAAGAACAAAAGATACGAATGGCAGGTCAAGCATTTAGTATTATTCAAGGCGTTGCTGACTTATTCGCTCAAGGTAATGAAGAAGACCAACGTAAAGCATTTCAACTAAACAAAGCGGTTAACATTGGACAGGCAATTATGAATACTGCTCAAGGTGTTACAGCTGCGTTAAGTGGAGGGGGTAACCTTGGTAAAGTGGCAACGGGTTTAAACTTTGTTGAGGCTGGGTTAATAGGAACGATAGGAGCTTTGAACATTGCAAAGATTGCTAACACACAATTCCAAGGTGGTGGAGATAGTGGCGGAGGCGGTGCAACAGCTACACCAACCGCACCACGAACACCAAGCTTTGATATTATACAAGCACAGCCACAAATGCAATTAGGAGCATTGCAACAACAACCCGTTAAAGCTTATGTAGTGAGTGGTGAAGTGTCAACAGCGCAAGCCTTAGATCGTAATAGGGTAAGAAATGCAACATTTTAATCAATTCTAAGTTATAAAGATATGCAGAACATAGAGCTAACAATTAAGGATGATGAGCAAGGGGTTTTCGCAATTTCATTAGTCGACAGGCCTGCCATAGAAGAAACGTTTATTTTCTTAAGTGAGATAAGTGTAGAATTGAAAGTAACCAACGATGAGAAACGTGAAGTTGTAGGATTGGCATTAGTTCCTAACAAACAGATATACAGACGTATACAAGACAAAGAGTTTACGATTTCGTTTAGTGAAGAGACCATAGCAAAGGTGCAAGAACTTTATCTTAAAAAGAATTATAATAACAACGTAACCGTTGACCACGAGCATAGTGTTGAGGGTGTGAGTTTGATTGAGAGTTGGATCGTTGAGGATGAGAAATTCGATAAGTCTAATCTTTACAACTTAAATGCGGTTAAGGGGTCATGGGTTGTTAAGATGAAAGTTTACAATGAGGAGGTGTGGCAACAAATCAAGGACGGTAAATTCAAAGGATTTAGTATCGAGGGTAAGTTTGACGGCTTAGACCAATTGCAAGCGGAAAGTCATGAGGACATAGTAAATGAAATAAAGGAACTTTTAAAACAAATATAAAAATGGGAGTAACAATAATTGACAACACGCAAACTATTAACAACGCAACTTGGAAGGTGCAACCTGATGTGTTGACGTCTGAAAGCGGAATAGTAAAAGAAAACGGAACTATCCATTACATTGATGGTAAGTTAAAATACCATGTTGACGGCTCGATTAAAGAAGTAGGAGTTGGACAGGATTACGGAATTACTGTATTAGATAAGATTACAGCCGTGCCAAGTTCACCAACGATAGGAGATAGGTATTTATACGCATCAGGAACGTATGCAGGAGTGATTGAATGGGATGGTACTTTTTGGGCTTATGTATTGCAAAATTCAGCAGCAACAGTTGGTACATTAGTAACAGCGGTTAAAAATAATACTACTTATCGTTGGAATGGTACAAGTTGGGTAACGTACACGCAACAAAAAGTGATTGACCTAAGTTTGTCACGTAAAACTGATTCTTACACATTAGTAGCTGCTGACAACGGACAAGTAGTTGAAATGAATAAAGCAACGGCTAACACTTTGACTGTACCTCAAAACATTTTTACAGCAGGTCAACAAGTTTTAATAACACAATACGGAGCAGGACAAACAACAATTGCAGCGGGTTCGGGTGTAACGTTAAGAAGTGACGGTGGCAAATTGAAAATCAATAGCCAATATTCGAGTGCTACTATTTTGTTTATCTCCGCAACGGAGGCTTATGTATTCGGAAATTTAGCATTATAATGAGCTTAATACCTTCGTTTATAAGGTTTAAAGAAGTCACTACCGCATTGGATAGTGACTCTTTATTTTTACAACCTATTGATTCAGATATACCTAAAAAAGTATCGTTGTCAAATTTCACGACCTATTTAGGTGATGAGGATAACGGTATTCTATTTGGTGGCACGGGTGCAGATGAGGACGTTTATAAGATTACAGGAGGTGTAGGCACGAGTATTAATTCAGACATATACAATTTATGAGCGATATAACAAAACGAATAATAATTAAAAAAGGTAGTGGTATTGCAACCGTACCAAGTAGCTCAGACCATAGGGACGGCACGTGGTTAGCTACGGATATTTACATCGGTGAATTCTACATGAATACTGTTAACGGTAAGATATACACACGTACAGCAAGTGGTATAGAAGAGATTATTTACGATGTAGCAGACTTTGAAGTATTAGCAAATAAAGCGACTGATTTCACTGCTATAAACAACACTAAATATCCAACTACTCAGGCAGTAGAGAATCAAATTGATGCTAAATTATTAGCTGAAAACTATTGGATTGTAGGAAGCGCAGAAATTGCAAGGGGTTACAGAGCGCAACACAACTCAACAACCGTATTAGCTGAAAATATTGCAACAGGAACACTACAAGGTACAGCAACAGCGGTGGCAGTATCAACAACATCTATACAAACTAAAAAAACACGTTTAAAAATAGGTGTTTCAACACCTGCGTTAAATGGTATTTGTGGTTATAGGTCAACAAGTGCGTTTAACATTGTGGGAACAGGTTGGAAAATGGCAGTTGCTTTTGGTATAAGTGATACTGGTTTTAACACATCCGCTCGTCAATTTTATGGTATGACAGCAACAACAGCCTCTTTAGGTTTGTCTTCTACTGTTACAGTTGAAAGTTTGTTAAATATTATTGGTGTTGGTTCGGATGCTTCTGACACTAATTTACAAGTATTTCATAACGATGGGTCAGGTACTGCTACAAAAATAGACTTAGGCTCAAACTTTCTTGCAAATAGAACAAGTGGGGCGGTTGCTACTGATTTCTTTGTGTTTGAAATGTACAACCCTTTTGATTCTATGAATGTATATTACAAAGTTACTTCTTTAGAAAACAACGTAACAGTTGAGGGTACTATCACAACTAATTTACCAAGTGATACAACGCCAATAACTATTCAAGCTTGTAGAACGTCGGGAGCATCTTCAAATGCTTGTAGCTTTGATATTAGTCAATTAACTTTAAATTGTTTATCATGATAGAAGTAATACAAGAAGTAAGAGGAGCTTATACTTATGTAGAAAGTAGCTACTTAAACATAATAAAAGTAGGTAGTGAAGTTTTGAACGCTGATGTAGCAACAGAAATAACAGCTCAAGAAACTATCATAAATGATTATATCTAATTTACAACAAAGACCCTAAAAAAAGGTTATTTAATTATGAATGAAGTCAAGTACATTTTAGAGCAAATCAGGAAGACCAAAACAATAGTGCTAATTATAATCCTACTTGCCTTCATTCTTTTTTATTACAAGTCTTTAGTTACTCAAGTAGTGATAACCAAAATAGAGAAAGTTGACGAAGTAAAAAAAGACATAACTAATAATGTTTTGATTCAACAAATGTTAAATGACTTGATGTTGAAATACAAAGCGGATAGGGCGTATATCTTCCAATTTCACAACACTATTAAATACTACGACGGCACTCATAGAAACCACCAATCAATGAGTTTTGAAGTGTGTAACAATGGTGTAAGCCCTGAAGCACATAACTTACAAAACATACCGGTTAGTTTATACCCATTGTTCTTGCAACAAATAATGTTAGAACGTATGAACTATTGCGACGTAAAGGAAATACAAGAACATACAACAAAATCGGAGTTGTTAAGACAAGGCGTTAAGTCTATTTGTATTGCGCCGTATTTTAAGAATGGAAACTTTGTGGCTTACATTGGTATTGACTATGTGAAAAAGGGAATGTGTAAGGATATAGATTTTAGAGAATTTAAACAATTTACAAACGAAATAGGAACAATTTTAATGTTATGAGAAAAGGAGGTAAAAAAGGTTGCCAATGTAAAGATGGCACGTACAGCAAAGAATGTTGCGATGGTCAATCACAAGGGATTGGAAGCACTGAGCAACAAGTAGTAAGTAACGTAACCCACACTATTCAAGTACGGGAAATTACAACAGAAAGAGGTTAATTAAGTTATTAAAGAAAAACGTTTATGAATAAAGAAATAAAAGATGCGTTGAAAACTATCAAGACATTCTTAGGAATGGAAGTGAAGTTAGAGCAAATGAAATTGATTGATGGTAACACGGTTATCGAAGCGGACTCTTTCGAGCCTGGTGCAAGTGTTATGATTGTAGTTCCTGAGGGCGAACCAGTACCATTGGAAGTTGGAAAGTACGAACTTGAAGACGGTAGACTATTGGTAGTCGAAGAAAAAGGTATGATTGCTTCAATTGAAGAGATGCCAAAAGAAGACGTTGAGGAAGAGATGCCAGTTGAGGCTGATGTGACTCCTGAAGTTGAAGTTAAGCAACCTAAAAAAGTTGTGCAAATCACTGAGCAACACTTCGCAGAAATGAAGGCTAAAATTGAAGAGCTTGAAACTAAGTTAGCATCAATGACTCCTGAAGTAGTTGAAGAACAACCAACGGACGTAATCGAATTTAGCGCAGAACCGAAACCGATTCAGTTCAACCCTGAGAACGTACAACCAATAGAGAAAATTGATTTAGCAATTAACACGCCTAAATCGTTAAGAGATAGAATTTTAGAAGAAGTATATAACAACAAATAAACAAATAAAAAATGGCTACAACAGTTAACATTTCAACTTCATATGCTGGACAGGATTCTAAGCTATGGGTAAAAGCTGCATTATTAAGCGGTAACACATTGGCAAATGGAGGTATGACTATCATTCCTAACATTGCTTACAAAACAACAATGCAGAAATTAAGCACGGATGGTCTTTTAAAAGATGCAACGTGTGACTTTACTGCACTTTCTACTGTAACACTTTCTGAAAGAAGTTTGACTTTAGAACCATTTCAAGTAAATTTACAATTGTGTAAGAAAGATTTTTATGCAACTTGGTCTGCTGAAGAAATGGGATTATCTGCTAATAAAGTTTTAGCTAAATCTTTTGTAGATTATTTCTTGGCTTATATTACTGAAAAAGTTGCTGAATCAGTTGAGGTTTCTATTTGGAGAGGTGCTAACGGTACAACAGGTCAAATTGATGGTATCATGACTTTGTTAACTGCTGACGCTGCTTTACCAACTGCAAACGAGGTTGCTGGTACAACTGTAACATCTTCAAACGTTGTTGCTGAATTAGGTAAAATTGTAGATGCAATTCCTGCTGCTTTGTATGGTGCACCTGACTTGAAAATTTACGTTTCTCAAAACATCGCTAAGGCTTATGTTAGAGCGCTTGGAGGTTTCTCAGTTGCGGCTACATCAAACAATGGTGTTGAAAACAAAGGTACACAATGGTACAATGGTCAAGGGTTAACTTTCGATGGTATTCCAATTTTCGTTGCTAACGGATTAGCTGCTAACACAGCAATTGCTGCTGAGACTTCTAACTTGTTCTTTGGTTGCGGTTTATTAAATGACACGAATGAAATCAAATTATTGGACATGTCAGAAATCGACGGTAGCATGAATGTAAGATTTGTGATGAGAGCGGGAATGGCTGTAAATTACCATTCAGTATCTGACATCGTTACTTACGGAATCACGAATTCAGCTAACTAATTAACTAATTAATAACCAATTAAAGGGAGGGTATATTCCCTCCTTTTTTTTTAAACTTTAAATTATGGCTTGCAATTTAACAATAGGAAGAGCAGAAGCATGTAAGGAAGCAATTGGAGGTTTGAAGGCGGTGTACTTCATCAACTTTCAAATTGTTCCGTCTGATGTTACTTTCTCGAATGACTTAATAACAGCAGTGACAAACGTGGATAACTTATATAAATATGAGTTAAAATCAAATGAAAACGTATTTGATCAAGAAATCGTATCAAGCCGTGAAGCTGGGACAACTTTCTTCAGACAAACGTTAACAATTAAGTTAAAAAAACAAGATGCGACAACACACAAAGAAATAAAGTTATTAGCTTACTCTAGACCGCACGTTTTAGTAGAGAATAACAACGGTCAATTTTTCTTGATGGGATTGTTTAGAGGAGCAGATTTAACGGCGGGTAGTATCAATAATGGCGGGGCGCTTTCAGATTTTTCAGGTTACAGTTTGACTTTTACGGCGGAAGAGGCTTTACCAGCACCATTCACTGATATTACAAGTTCAACTACTATCGTTTCTGATTGTTTCACGGGTGCAACTGTTGTAACTGCTTAGTCATGGCTTGCTTAATAACTTCGGGACGTATAGAGCCGTGTAAAGATAGCCTTGGTGGGTTGCGTAATGTATACTTCATTAATGAAGATATTGCAGCAAACTACATTTACAAGGAAACAACTTTAGGCAGTGGTATTTATATAGTAGATACAGATTTTAATGAGTCGATTGATTACGTTAATTTTGTGGAGAAACTTTATAAGTTTGAGTTGAAATCTAATGAGAATGTTTACGACCAAGAAATAGTTAGTTCACGTGAAAACGGTACTACTTTTTTTCGTCAAACATTGACTATTAAACTAAAAAAACAGGACATAGCAACGCACAATGCTGTTAAAACATTGGCTTATGCAAAACCACGTATTTTAGTTGAAAACAACGAAGGACAATTTTTCTTGGTTGGACTACTTAGAGGTTGTGATTTAACAGCAGGAAGTATAAATAATGGAGGGGCTTTGGGTGATTTTAGCGGTTATTCCATGACCTTCCAAGCGGAAGAGCTACTCCCGTCGCAATTCGTTGCAAGTGGTACAAGTGCGTTTTATTACGACATTGATCCATCAGGAGGACAAACAGCAAGTATAATAGTTACAAGTTAATTTTTCGGAGGGGTTTAATAGCCCCTCTTTTTTTTGCAACAAAAACACTCTTTTTTAGTTATACTATTAATGATAGTATTAACGACATCCACATCACCGCAAACGGTTTATTTTATCCCACGTGAAGGCACGGGTAATTCAGATAAGATATTTTTAACAGACGAACAAACAAACGTCACCACAACGATTAATATTACTACCTACGCAACGGGTGATTATTACCACACGGCAACGGCTACATTTGCATTAAAAGAAGGTCATACGTATATTTGTAAGATTGGAAAAACAAACGATATCCGATTCTATGGACGTGTATTTTGTACAGATAATCCAAGCTCGAATTTCACACAAACGGTAACAACCAACGAATTTATTATTTATGAATAACATTATACAACTATCTTCTTACACAGCGCCCGTAATTGTTGAGAATAACAAAAACGAATGGGTCGAATATGGTGAAGATAATAACTACTATCAATTCTTAATTGACAGATATAGTAATTCAGCAACGAATAACGCCGTAATTAATAACATTTGTAGATTAATATTCGGTCAAGGGTTAACAGCTACGGATAGCGCAATGAAGCCAAACGAATGGGCGCAATTACTATCTATTCTTAAGGAAGATGATTTAAGACGTATTATATTCGATTTGTACGCACTTGGTCAATGTGCCTTACAGATACACTATGACAAAGGACATAAGGCAATTACAAGGGCTTTTCACACACCTATTCAGTTGTTAAGACCTGAGAAGTGTAACCAAGACGGGGACATTGTAGGTTATTATTACTCTGACAATTGGAGCGACCCAAAGAAGTACGTACCTAAACGATTCGATGCTTTTGGAACTTCAAAAAAAGAAGTTGAGATTTTGTATCTAGCACCTTATTCTGCTGGTATGAAATACTTTTCAAATGTCGATTATCAAGGTGGGATTGATTACGCATATCTTGAAGAAAAAATAGCTGAATACCTTATTAATGAGGTTGAAAATTCCTTCGCTCCCACGAGTATCGTAAATTTTAACAATGGTACCCCAACCGACGAGATGAAGGACGAAATTTCTGCATCTGTTATTGGTAAATTAACGGGTTCAAAGGGTAAAAAAGTAGTAATATCATTTAACGAAAACGAGAATACTAAAACAACGGTAGACACTATACCTTTGCAAGACGCAGCAGACCATTATTCTTATTTGTCAGATGAATCAACAGCGAAAATATTACGTAGCCACAATGTAACTACACCTTTATTGTTTGGTGTAACTTCAGCAAGTGGATTTAGCTCAAATGCTGATGAAATGAAAACAGGTGCATTGTTATTTGAAAACATGGTAATCAAGCCAAAACAACAAATGATCGTTGAAATGGTTAAAAAGATACTTTCGTTTAATGGTGTTTCTTTGAACCTTAGATTTAAAACTTTGAATCCTTTACAAGGTGATGAGCCGCAGCCCGTACAAGAGGTAAAAATGAGCGCTCAGGATGAGTTAGACGTTGCGAAATATGGTGAGGACATTGATTTAGATGAATGGGTGTTGATTGATAGTCACGAAGTAGATTATGAGATTGAAGAGGAATTGGATGAGCAATTACGCAAACTAAACGAGCCTACAACTTTATCTAAGGTTTTGAATTTGGTTAAAACAGGCACGGCACGACCTAACACAAAGAGTATTCAAGATGGTGAAATCTTTAAACATCGTTACAGATATGTTGGTGAAACAACTGATAAATCAAGATTGTTTTGTAAGAAAATGACTCAAGCTAATAAAGTGTATCGTAAAGAAGATATTATTAGAATGGAGTCTGAATCTGTAAACAAAGGATTTGGAGCTAAAGGAGCGGATAACTATTCAATTTGGTTATACAAAGGCGGTGGAGCATGCCACCATAAATGGGTGAGAGAGACTTATCTACGCAAATCTGATGCTAATTCACCATTGGCTAAAAAGTTCACACCGTCGCAAACTCGAAAGTTAGGTGAAATCGCACCTACAAATGACCAACGAGTTTACACGCGTCCGATTGATATGCCGAATAAAGGATTTTTACCAAAATAATAAGACATGGCAGAAGCACTATTAATATCGAAAAAAGACTTACAAGAATACACTTCTTTGAACGCAAATACAGACGTTGACAAAGTGATTCAATTTGTACTTGTAGCACAGAATATTTGGATTCAACAATACACAGGAACCAAGCTATTGGACAAGATTAAAACGGATATTACCAACAATACCCTTACAGGTAATTACATAACGCTTGTACGCTCATATTTAAAGCCAATGCTGATACATTTTACGATGGTTGAATATTTACCTTTCTGCGCTTACACAATATCAAATAAAGGGATCTATAAGCATCAATCAGAGAATAGCGAAATTGTATCTAAGGAGGAAGTTGACTATTTAATTGAGAAAGAAAAACGCATTGCAGAAAGTTACTCGCAAAGGTTTTTAGACTATATTTGCAAAAATAATAGTTTGTTTCCTGAGTACACAACTAACGAGAATGGAGATGTATATCCGTAACATAATAACTATCTAACTAATTGGTATTTATGAAGAAAAAAAAAGAATATAAACCAAAGGAAGAAAATATAATTAAACTTAAAATCTATTTAAATGATATTAGCAAACCACGGGATAATAAGTAGTAGCGGAGCGAGTTTTGACGCTGATGCGCTTTCATTTATTACAGCGGCATCTATTACCGACAACACGCAGAAAACAGCACTTAATACGCTTGTAACTGATTTAAAAGGTTATAACATTTGGGCTAAAATGAAAGCACTATATCCATTTGTTGGAGGTAGTGCAACAAGTCACAAATTTAATTTAAAAGACCCGCGTGATTTAGATAATGCATTTAGACTTGTATTCAATGGTGGATGGGTTCATAGTACAAGTGGTGCTTTACCGAATGGTACAAATGCTTATGCTGATACAAAATTAAATACATTGTCTAATTTGTCAGTAAACAATACACATACATCTATTTACTGTACAAATAATATTACGTCATTATCATCCTATCCATCATTTGGTGCAAATTTTTCTTCGTCATCTTCTTTTTACACAAGTTTAAAATCATCGTCAAATCTATATTATCAATTTATAGGTTCGGAAGGTTCTTTATCTTACGGAGCTTCGTACACTAATACAGATACTCGAGGTTTTTTCTTAGCTTCAAGAACAAGTAGTACATCTTTAAAAGCATATAAAAATAACACATTTAAAAACCAAACGACTTTAACAAATACAGGGGCTTTACCAAATTTAAATTATATGTATGGAGTTGTGGGTGCATCAGGTGGTTATGGTTATGATGTTGCTACATTCAATAATTATCTTCACTCATTCGCATCAATCGGTGATGGATTGACAGATACAGAAGCGGCTAATTTATACACAGCAGTTCAAAATTTTAACACAACTTTAAATCGTAACGTATAATGAAAGTAAGACAATTAACATTAGAACAAAAAGACCAATTAGTAGGTCAAACCTATGACGGCGTGCAATATTTTAATCCATGTTTAGATGCTAATGGGAATTGGTTTATATCCAATGAAGAATATTTCAATTGCACAACATCGGCACTATTTGGTTGGACGTTGCCCGAAATTGACTATAACCCTGTTATTGTTGAAAGACCAATATGAAGCGTAAATACTACGAAGGTCAACAACTAAAAGGAAAGATAGTAGCCACAATTTGGCACGATTCAAGTAATTATTATATAAAATATACAGATGGGAGTTTTGAAGAATTTAAAAAATAGATGGAATGCACCGACGCCAAACTTTTGGAAAAAGGTGCAATCAGTAGGAATAGTAATCGGAGGGTTAGGTGCAGTATTCGTTGCGCCTCCTTTCGGGCTTACCTTAATAGGTGGTTATATGGTTGCCGTTGGGTCGGTGGCTGGTGTTTTATCTCAACTTACAATAGATGAACAACGTTAAGAACTATACCGACAAACAGATACTCGATAGAGTAAAGTTGTTAAAATCATTCAAAGGTATTCCGCAAGGCTATTGGATAGTTGGGGTACGTAGTGAGGAAGATGCGCCTAACAAGTACGATGACAAATTTTATTTGTTCAATGGTGAGCAATTTGTAAAGGTTGTAACAGGCACAACAAACCCAGGAACTCCGATTTTACAAGGCGGATTCCTTAAGTATAATCGAGTAGGCGCTGCGGTTGTTAAGGCTGATGAGGTTTACTACGATGTGTGGAAGTTTGGTTTACATCAAGGTAAGATGCCTGCCCTTCGTCAAGTAGGGAACTTCATTGTTTTCCGTGACGGAGATAAAGATGGTAAGAGTGAAGAAATAGGAGCGCCAATTACTGGGAGTGGTTATGGTATTAACTTTCACACGTGTAGTTATTTAGAAAAAGTAGTAGGTGAAAACATAGGCGGTTGGAGTGCTGGTTGTCAAGTAGTTAACAATACAGAACAATATTATATGGTTATTAACCTAATCAAGAATCAAAACAGAATAACCTATTGTTTATTAAAAGAATTTTAGTATCTTTACTATTGTGTTTTAGGCGGTTAAGAAATTAATCGCTTTTTTTTTGCTCTAAAGTTTGGTGTATTAATAATTAATATATATATTTGTTGCATAATTAAAAACATAAACACATGAACGCAACATCAACACAAATCAGATACGAAAACGGAAAAGTTTTTAATATCTACACTAAAATGACAAAAACAGGTCTTAGATATTACAGATATTCTCAAATGCAAATGAGATATTTTCCAATATCACAATTAGAAATAAATAAATATATAATATTAGATTAATAAAACAAGGGGTGCGGCTTGGTTAACGCACATTTTTAAAACATAAACACATGAAAACAGCAGATTTAATTGAAAGCCAAATTACAGAAATTAGAGAGAACGTTGGCTATGGTAACAGATTCGACAAAGTAAAATTTTCGGAAGAGTTAGTAACCGAAGCGCAAAAAGTTGCGGGTGAAAACTATGAATTCATCTTAAAAATAATGGGACATGAAAAACGCTAAAAAATTAATATACGCATTGCTTTGCATTATCATTATAGGTTTTGTAAATCAGTATTGGAATGCATCCACAGCTTTTTGGATTGGATTTGGGTTATTAGGTTGGACTTTAACAGGGCTTAGTTATGAAAAAGATAATAAATAAAATATTTAACGTTGACACACTAATCATGCCCTCAGACGTTGAGTTTGTGAAGATTGACAGCGATAGTGTTTACGCATCGTTTGAAGACCTTAGAGAGCGCCTATACATAGATGACGGGCTTGTATACAGTGAAGATGGTGACCGCATCTGCACAACAATGGAATTAGAGCAATTTGATGAATTTGCAGAAATAAACAAATGTATGACGTGTGGTGGTTCGGGTGAGTACATGGTTACCGATTACGACCAAGACGCACCATTTCAAAACATTTTAATAAACTGCTATTGTGAGAAGCCCTTCGAACTATAACTATATTTACGACCGAGTTCGTAACATGCTCGAAGCTGGATGGATTCAGCTTGACATAGCAAAACATTTAAATGTACCCGTTGCAACCGTAGGACATGCAATCGCAACGTACGAAGGAAAAAAGTATATAACAAGCCTATATTTTGGCTACAAAAACGAAGCATATGAACAAGAAGATTACATTTATCAAACCCCTACTTTTGACGAGCTTTCTGATGATGAGCAAGATATCTGGCGCTCAATTGAGTTTACAGCAAATCAAGGATAAGGGAATTAAACATCCTGAGATTGTTTACGCACAATACCGCCTTGAAACGGGCAACGGAAAGAGCAGAGCATTTCGAGAGTATAACAATGCGTTCGGATTCATCTACAAACGTAAATTAATGCGATTTAAGAGCGTTTCAGAGTGTATAGAGTATTACAAGACGTGGCAGGCAAAAAGATACGTTACAGGCGATTATTTCGAATTCCTAAAAAAGATAGGCTACGCGGAGGAAGAAGGTTACATAGAACTATTAAAAAAAATGTTATGAAAATAGGAGGATGTGGTTATTTATACCAAAAAACAGAAGGTAAACATACCTTAATTGCTGACCCAAAAGATAAAGGTTGGTTTGAAGATTTAAAAGGAAAGCCAATTTTTGAAGCGCAAGACACAGGAAATGGAATTGAATTTAACCAAAGGAATAAAAACCGATTAGATTACGATGAAGCTCAAGAATTATTTTACCTATTAAAAAAGATGTTATGAAAAAAATAATAATTGCAGCAGCATTGCTAATAGTAGGCTGCCAAAAAGAAGAAGTGAAAACGTGCGATTGCCTTCGCATAACGGACATAAAACATGATTCGTTGGTATTTTACGAGAATACCGTGTACACAGCGGAAATAACAACTATAAGCGATTGTACGTTTCTGCAAACAAAACGGATGTTTCATAGTGAAATAGAACCCTATAAGCAAAACAAAGTCGGTGAATGCTGGCAACCTCCATTTTAAATTCAAGCCCAATCTTAACAGGTTGGGTTTTTTTTGTGTGTAAACTTTTACACTTTTGGACACTTTACCATTGATTATCAGTGTACATGTGTAAAGTGTACAGTTTACACGAATAAAAATAAATAATGTAAATTAAAAAATAAATTATTGAAAATGTAAAAAGTGTAAAATTGGACACTTTACCATTGATTATCAATGTATATGTGTACAAAAAGTGTCCAAAAAACAGGTTTACAAATTGTACACGGTGTACAACTATTATTTAGAATTGTTCTAAATTACGATTATTTTAAAATAAATTGAATCTAATTAAAATAATATATATATATTTGCAGAGTGTTAGGTCGCAACCTCATATGAAACACTAAAGACATTTGCCCGTCAATTTGTAGAAACTGCGACCTCTACATTTTGACGGGCTTTTTAATTTATTAAATAATTTATTATGAAAAAAAAGATTTTAATTTTTAGCATTGCTTTGACAATGTTAAGCTGTTCAAAAGAACCATCTTCATGTGGTAGAATTGTAAGTGATAATGTGCATGAGTATTCTATTACAATTAGAAATTCAAACACTAACAACTTGAAAACATTTTACCTTACCGAAGGTGATTGGATGAACGCACACCCAGGAGATAATTATTGTATCACTAACACAACACAATGGTAATTATGGAAAAGTTTAATGAAAGAAAAAGTACGTTAAAAAGACTTCTAGTTGATATTGACGATTTAAAAGTTAATCCTTTAACGGATGATTTTGGAGATGTTAAGTTGAAAGATGAGTTTGAAATTAACGATGAAATAAAAAAAGTAATTAAAATATCTAAAAACGATTATTTAGATTTAGAATACATATTTATAACAACTATATGAAAAAGGAATACATAAAACAATGGGTTGAAAATGCCCTTACAAGAACTAAAAACGTTAATCCAAATGCTTCAGGTTCTTATGGTTTAAAACATATTTGCGAAAGTTCAATCGGAGTTTATGTTTCTAATCAAGAAATTATCGATGTAATGACTGAGTTAGGATTTGAAAAAAGAAAACAAGGTATTAACTATGATTTTAACATATCTAAAATAGTTAATAAGGTTGTGTTTAAAAACAAACTTGCTGAAACATATAATGACATTTACAGAACGTATAATAGAAGAAGTAAAACTATTGAAATATGATAACAAAAGACTATTTAAAGAAACTTTCATCAATAGGGTATAGTATTATACCCTGTGATGAAACTAAAAAACCAATAGGCAAATGGAAAGATTACCAAACAGCTAATCGTACAAGCGATGAAATCGAGTTATTAAAC